CCAGCAGTTGACGGAACGCTTTAGCCCAACCTTCCTTACTGTCTTTGACAACGATTGTAGTCTCACTGTCGAACAACTCAGGGACTTCAGGAAGCTTACTGATGAACTGACGCTCAACACTGAAGCCTACACCAGTACCACAGAGCAGAATGAACATAGCCTCATCGAAGGACTTAGGGTCATCTACGGGTAGGTAACTACAGTTATACCCTGCAGTGTTATCACGGGCTAGTGCAGGACCAGCAGTCATCATAGCTCGCATAGATGGCATAACATCTAAGTTTAATATAGCGTCACGTATCTGATCTACGTAGCTGTCGTGCCCTGCCTTGGGGCGTATAACGTTATTCATGTAGCGCTCTACTGTTTCGCTCCACGACTCACGTCCTTTGTTATCGAAGTACTTAGCGTACCTAGATTTGTGAATGAATGACTGATAGTCAGTCGGTAGGTAGTTATCCATTATCGTTTGTCTCCATTACCTTTTAGTGTCCCTCTGTCTTGACGATCTTTTAGTTTCTTTAAGTTTCCTTTAGCTACCTCAGACATCTCTATATTTAAGTCACGGCACAGCGCTGCGATATACCATAAGCAGTCACCTAACTCATCAGCTATACCGCTACGATCAAAGTTCTTATCACGTAAGATCTTCTTTACTTTGTTGGCTACCTCACCTGCCTCTGCAGCTAAGCCCAGCGCAGGGTAGATAACTTGATGTTCTTGTCTGTAGATAGCAGTAGATGCAGCCATGTCTTGATACTCGTTAAACAAATAGTCAACATCATTAAATCTTTGGAACGCATCAATATCTTCTTGGGTTATCATACAACTACCACCTTTCTTTTACTACTAAGTTATCTACTTTTATATCATCTATATCGTGAAACGTATTGTGTAGTAAGTCATGTATGTCCTCGACATGTGCATCGTCTACTGTTGACAATATGTTAGCTTCTTCATCTACCTTCAACAAAAAAGTCACGCTGAACTTTTTCATTTGTGCTTCTCCTTATAGTTATCAATCAACCAACCCAGATATACTCTGGCTTTCTCTAAGTCTTCTAACCCGTTCTTATACTCGTGACGCCACATATACTTTAATACATTACCTGCCATGTAAGCACTTGTACCATCCATAGAACCTGTCATGGCACGTATAGCTTCGATACACTCTATACCAGCCTGATTGTAGTGGACTGGTTTATTAACTGAGTCGTGCATTGTTACGCTTCTCCTAAAGTTTTAGTGTACTTAGTAAGCTTTACTACCTTACCATCCGTACCCTCTACTTCTTCATACATGTTTTGTAAGGGATTGTCAAGCCCCATAAGTGCATTTCTGCGCTCTTCAACTATGTTATACAGATCCTCATCATCCTGTGCTACTTCTAAGAACGTTGCCATGAGTGTAGCTAGATGTATGATGTAAGAAAGTGTATCTGAATCCATGTCTGAGTTGTCACCAACAACAAGTCCTGTACTTAGTTCACCTGTCCATTCTCCATCCTCATCAAACGCATGAGGTTTTAGTACTATAGCTACTTCGTTGTCTCTTATGTAGTACTTCATTTGTTATCCTGGTCCTTCTTCTCACCTTTAAATGGTATCTTCTTAGTACGTATTGCTTTACCGTCTTCCTTCAGCCAGTCATAAGGTATGACTCTATGCGCCCACTTGAAGCCGTACTTATCGCACCACTCAAAGTATTTAGACTTAGCACCTTTATATAGTTTAGCTTTAGAGTTACTAAACACAAAGCGTATGTCTAGCTCAGGGTGTTGTTCTTTTATGGCTAGGTGTTTCCTTCTATCTTCACTATCAAAGATACCTTTAGTTTCAATGATAATACCGTTATCTAAAACAAAGTCAGGCGTGTAAGTCCGATAGCGTAGATCTTCCCACTCTATCTTTAGGACTTCATACCTGACCCTGTGTTGCTTATCTCTGAGGTACGCAGCGACTTCTTTCTCTAGGCCGCTACGATACCTTCCCTTGTTATGTCTGACTGCCAAGTGATACGTACTCTACTGTTGGTGGAGTCTTAGCTCCTTTGTAAACTCTAGAAGGTAAAGCCTGTAACTCAGGCCAGCACTTCTTCTTGTGATCACAGAAGCCGCACGTCTTGCTTAACTTCCAGTTACCACTAGCCTTACCTCTGTACGTTTCAGGTTCAGCCTCAAAGCATCTCTCAAAAGGTTTGTCTTGTGAGATGTACTCATAGGTATCCTTGATGTCAGCCATAGTTTGTTCAACGTCAGCCTCTGCAGCAGAGACATACTTGAAGTCACCATTAGCTTTGTTGATTACCCACCAGCCACCTACACCTTTGTCTGCTGCCTTAGCGTAACCTACTAGCTGTTCAACGTAACCGAAGTTGTCGGATTGTTTCAGACTGTAATAATCTGTGAACTTGTTTTCAAAAGACCACGGTGATGCAGACTTGACATCATCAACTTTACCGTCCATGATCATGTCGTACTCACCGCTAATCTCTTTACCGTCTTCGTCTAACTTCAGTGTTACCTTATCGTTATCATCAAAGTTTACCTTGGCTGCTCTCAGTAGACCTTTGAATACAGCCTCTACTAAGTCACCCATAACCATGTTCATCTTAAAGGATACTGGCTTAGGCTCAGCACCTTCAGGATTATTCTTATCGAACCAAAGCTGACACTTAGGACGCCCAATGTTGGACATCCTGAGTTTAAACTTGCGAGGTTCAGTATCAGCTACGAACTGTTTGGTAAGAGCTTCCTTAACGTCCTGTGCTACCTTGTCGATAACATCTTCAGACATAGAAGCCTTACCATCCAGAACATCTCTGAGAAAAGAATGTACTGCTATCTCAGCTACGTGTTGCATGAGATTACTCAAAGTCCTGCACGTCAACGATACTACCTACGATAGCACTGTCTTCAGCAGAAATACGCTCAACGTTATTCTCTTCCCATTTGTTTAAGATATACTGATTGCTGTTCTCAATGTAAGATAGGAAGTTCTGCAGTACATCGTTGTCACCATCAGCGAAACCTACAGTCTCACCTAACTCAGACTCAACTACAGCAAACTTAGTTCCGCTAGGCATGGACCGTCCTGAACCTGTAAGTGTAATCAAGTTCTCTACTGGTGACAGACGCTTGTTCATAAGCTTAGCGATAGTACCATCAATGGCTTGCATACTCTCACGGTTCTTTACGTCATACACGAATGGTACTTCGATACCGTCAAACGTATCCACTTCATCACCACCCTCAATGAAAGCACCGTTAACTCGTGCCATACCCATCAGTACTTTTACACGGCTCACACTGCGTATCAAATCCTGCTGATCTGCAGGTAGAGCTTTGAAGTCTTTGATGTAACCTGTCGGACGTCCTAAGTTAAACCCACCAAGTACATCTTTCAAGTCCATGTTTAAGTTAGTGGACATCACTGTACGTAAGAAAGAGTTACTGCTACTGTCCCACTTCTGCCAGCGCTGACGCTCAGCAAAGAAGCGTACATCCAAGCTACGTGCAAGGAACTCTTCATCCCCTTGCCTTAGTTTAAATACTGGTGAGTCTACTACTTTCTTTCCTTCTACTTCCTGGATTACTGCAGTCGAGATACGATACAGATCACTGGTTGCTTTACTTGATGCTGTTGCGGCTGCAGAGAACCCCATTGCATCTGCTAAGTTCATGTTATCTACTTTCAAAGGTACTACATTTGCGTTCATTATTATGTTATCCTTTCAACGCTATTACAAAAAAGTCAAGAGCCTAAGTTATACCACTAAACGTCCTTCGTGTCAAGCCAATTCGGGCCTATCTTGGCCTCTAAAAGTAGAGGCACGTTCATTTTTATATCGTAGGCTTCTTCAATCAATCTGTCTAAGTCCATGTTTAATGTGTCGATAGTAGCAAGTACATACTCCTTTTCATCTGGGTGTACATCAACAACAATAGAATCGTGTACACTGTTTACTACACATGATTGTAACTTCTCAAGTCTAGCTTCAAGTTCAATAAGCACAAGCGGTACTACATCACCTGTAGCGAAGCCCTGCACTGGGTAGTTCTTGATCATTGTAAAGTGTGACGGTGTACCGTTGTCCCTACGTGTAACCTCAGGGAAAGCATACTGTCTGCCACTGACGTTAGTGATCTTGTTTAACCTGATAGCTTCATTACCTAGCTTCTTGTGCCACGCTGCGATACCTTTGTACTTCTCATTGAAGTGCTCATAGTATGCAGCCTCTGCCTTACTACGTCCATACCCTGTAGCGCCGAAGAGTGGAGCAAAGGTGTGTGACTTAGCTTCCTGTCTACCTGTAGGTTGCCCTGCATCAGAGATAACCTTAGCAGTGTAGGCGTGTACGTCAAACCCTGTGTTAATCTCTTCCATAGCTACCTTGTCTTGCGATAGGAACGCAGCCACACGGAACTCAAGCTGAGCAAAGTCAGCTTCCATAATGTGTCCACCTTCCCAGCGTGATATGAATACACGCTTTACTGGGAACGTTCCACCACGAGGCATGTTTTGCATGTTGGGGTTGCGTCCACTAAACCGCCCTGTGGCAGTGATGTGCTGGGTAAGGTTAACGTGTAGGAATCCATCGTGCTTAGTGTAGGTGGAAATACCATCCACAAAACTAGAGAGATAACTACTAACAGCAGAAAGCCTTTTAACATCCTCAAGGAATCGCTTGGCAGTTTCCATACCGTTGTTATTAGCGGTGGCAATGAGCGCATCTAATTTATCCTTTCCTGTAGCGAAGCCATTGTAGCTAATCCATTTACGTGCTGGTGGGGCGTTGAACCCTAAGCCAGCTAACTCGTTAGTCTCTTTAAGTCTGTAACCCTTACCACCACAAGACGTACAGTCGTTAGGCTTCTTGTACTTTGTGCCATCCTTCTTGATCTTGTACGTCTTACCTGTACCGTTACAGTCAGGGCAGTGTAATGCTACAGTCTTTAGCATCTGCTTGCTGTTAGCTTCTACAATATCCTTGTGATCTTGAGGTGTCTTAGCGTAGTCAAACAAGTCAACCCATTCTTTCTTGTTATTTATTCTACGGCTAAAGATAACCTGGGATAGTTGCTCTGGTGAGTTAAGGTTTATGGGCGTTGCTCCCATGAGTGTTCGCACTTGTCCATACAGACGCTCTTCGATGGTAGACTTCTCTTGCTCGAACTCAGTTCGGACATGTTCGAGGGCGCTTTGATCCACCCTGATGCCTGACATGTACATTCGAGCGAGGGTTTTACAGGTGCGGAAGGTAATGTCTCTGATTTTATGTAAGGACGTGCTGGAAGGATCATTGAAGTCTGCTTCTGCGGCTTTGTACAACTCGCCAGTAGTCCGTAAGTCAAGATCAAGATAGTGGCTAAGCTCAGCCAAAGGTATCTCATTAGTGTTGTATCCTTTCTTGTAGTACTTCTTTAAGGTATCATCCTTCTGGTACTGTAACTCTCTACGCAATGCACACTGCTCTAAGCTCAGCGCTTCCTTCTGTCCACGCTGCAAGATATACTCAGCCAGCATGGTATCGTAGATGTCACCGTCATACTTGAAACCTGTAGCCCACAACCACGATAAGTCGTATTGTAAGTTGTGACCTATAAGTAGGGTTGTAGAGTCTAACCATCTCTGTAGTTGGTATTTATTTTTCATAGTGTCGTTACGCTCTGAGTGATCAAAGCAAAGCAGATTCTTATCGCCTGTCTCTAAGCACAGTACACCTACTTCCGTGAGGGTATTGGTAGGTTCAAACGGATCGTTAAAGATCTTACCGTTACGTAATGTTATACTGTTCTCTACGTCTAATACTCTTCTCATCTATGCTCCATATCTAGAACGTTCACCGTCTAAGGTACACGTTACTTTACCGTGCCACCCACCACGTAGCTTATTCTTAGCTATGTTCAAGTGACGTACATCGTCTTGCTCGTCTTGTCCTTCTATCTGTTGAGGGTTCTTAGAGATCAACACCATTAGGTCAGCCTCTGCTGCTTTACCTGTCTTACTACCTTCCATCATTGATTGATCCACGAACACCTTACCTTCAGCTACAGCGCTTAACTGTGACATCCATATGATAGCACAACCATACTGCTTAGATATATTCCTAGCATGGATAGCTGCATCTTTCAAGTACACGTCAGCTTTATCTGAGTTACGTGTTGCAAACTTATCACCCATATCCAGCACTAAGATGTCAGGCTGGTAAGCTTTTGTAAGAGCCTCAACCCAGTTCATGTCTTTACCTGTGCTGTCATAGATCTTGATGTTATCGTGTACAGGTTTGTATCTATTGGACGCTAACGCATAGTTACCTTTCACTTCTTCCATTGACATATCTGTAGCTGCACTGAGATACCTAGCACCTACACGCTCATAACTTTCTTCGTTACACAACACGATACACTTAGCGCCCTGCCTAGCGAAGCCACCCTCAGAGGCGATAAGCGAGGCATGGAAGCTGGTCTTACCTGTGTTAGGACGTGCGCCTACAATAACTAAGTGACCACCACTTATACCTTCGACACGCTGCTTGAGTGACGGGATGTTAAACTTCCACTTAGACTGGATGTCGTTAGCTTGAAGTAAGTTATCAATAGAGATGTCACCCCAGTCAACCTTTAAGTTAGGCATGAAGTCATCCTGGTAGTCAGACAATATCTTACGCATAGGTTCCAGCGTACTCTCTGTACCGTTCACGTAATCAAAGCCTAGCTTAGCTACCTCTTCACCTACTACCTGCTGGAATAACTTAGACAGCACTTCCTGTGCAATGTCACGAGCCATAGGTTTCTCACTGTGTATCTTCTTGAAGAGATCCTTGTACATATCTTTGTTGGATGTAGTAAGAACGTTACGTGCAAAGAACAGCGCCTCAAGTTCAGATGGACTAACACTCTTTTCGTACTGCTCCATAGCGTAGTCTAAGGTACGCTTGATCTTTCGTACATCTTTAGTGAATAACTTATCAGGGGTACGGATACCTTTATGATCTTCATAAAAGTCCTTATCCATCAAAGTTCTAATCAGTGCTAACTCCATTAGCTTTGTACCTTTCCATTGCTCTCTTCCGTTCATCATCATCAAACTCTCGTATGTTATTCTTGAGGTCTGATAACTCTTTATCTTTCTTTCTTAACTGCTTTGACAGTAAATCATTTTCTTTCTTTAGTTGTTTGATCTCCCATCTCATATCTTCTATTGTTCCAACCATGCTCATGGTACTACTCCTCTTCTAAACAAAAGCCACACATGTCACTCTGCGCTGGGCCACCACA